GAAATTACTCTGCCTTGAAGGTGTAGGTCGCGCCGGCGGGGATGTCGGCGGAGGTGATAAAGCCGCTGTCGTTCTCGAGCTGCGAGAGCTTAGTCGGCACAGGGATCCATTTCTCACCTGTCCACAGGTACAGCGTCAGGTCGATGCTGTTGAAATAGATCTGGCCGATCTTCGGGTTGGCCGGAGGTGCAGCGAGCGGCTGCATGATGGCGTTTTGGAGCTCGTTCTGTGAGAGATCAATGCTTGTCAGGAATTTCACGGGTTTACCTCCTTAGTTGAAGTATGCAGTCCCGGAAAAGGCTGCGCAGAAGGTCAGGCGCACGGTGTTGTCGTCGAGGTAGTCGACCTCCCCGATGACCACAGTGCCGGCGCTGTCGACGACCGTGACGGCGGGCCGCTTTCCGAGGTTGTGGGCGACTGTCCACACCTTCGCTGCCTGCGCCTGCTTGTGGGTGTGGTGCCTGTCGTCCGTGATGCCGAGCTGCGCCGGCGTCATGTCGCCGATCAGCTCGTGCCCGTTGATCTTGGGCTTGTTGCGCAGGGCTTCGTAGTTTGAGGCGCTGCCGCCGCCCGTCTCCTTCATGGAGGCGGTCATGGAGGCAGGCGTCTCGGTCATCTTCGCCCCGAAGGTCTCCGCGCTGCCAGAGAACGAGGCATTGAAGTCGACGCTCACTTAGATGACGCCGTCCTTCAGGATCCGGCTGAGCGGGGCGGTCATAATGTTGCTCGCAAACGCGCGCCCGTCCTCCGTCCTGCCGCGGATCTGCACCTCCACCTGTTGTTCCTCGTCTGGAGACAGAGAGCCGAGCAGCAGCGTGTCGGCTTGCGTCAGGCTGACGGTGACGACCTTGTCGGTCGCGTCGACGCCCTCGTCCCCGAGGTGCTTGGTGACTTCCACCTGCTTCGGCGGGGCATAGGTGGCGAGCTGCTGCGTGCGGAATGTTACCCACATGGTCACGAACTCGCTGACGTCGATGTCACAGTTGATGGTGATGGTTGGTGTGGTGCCTCTATACATGGGCGGCCTCCTTTCTGGCCTTTGGCCGGTAGTTTAGCACTCGAGGCGCTGGAGTCCGCTGTTCCAGATGCCGGCCGTTAGGGTGATGCCCGTCAGGTCTGCAAACGTGATCTGGAAGGGGTTGGTCGTGATCTCGCTGAAAACGGCGTCCCACAGTGTTGCGATCTTGCTGGTGTTCTGGCCGACCGCGTTGCTCAGGTCATTCACCGACGCCTCGGCGGCCTGTGCGATTGCGATGGCCTGCCGGGCGAGCGCCAGAGCCTCCTCTGCCGTAGCCTGCGCGCCGATGGCGATGGCTTTGTAGGTCTCGTAGTCCTCTTTGGTGGCGTAGGCGTCGGCGGGGATGTAGGCGGTCACATTGGTGGCCGTGCCGATCGCGGTGACGATGTCGATGGTTTTCTCGACGATGGTGGCGCCGCCGGAGGGCGGGATCCACTCGGCCAGATCGCCGCAGTTGCCGTAGCAGTACAGCACCTCGCCGACCTCGGGATCGGGATCTTCGGCATAAAGGCCGAGCTCGCGGTAGTAGAAGCCCTCGGTCTCGTCGCCGTTGGTGAAGATGCCGCCGACGGCCACGGTGCCGTCACCGTTGATCTTCAGCTTCGTGATGTCGACGGTCGCCTTCGGGCTGACCACGCCGGTGAGGGTGCGGGGCGTCTGGCCCTCCTCGAGGTAGCCATCGCCGAGGACGATCTTGGTGTAGTTGATCTTCTGGCCGGCCACGCCCTTCGCCAGAACGATCAGGCCGGCGGTGGTGATGTCGTTGTTGATAAATGCAGCCATGTCTATCTCCTTTCCTTAGTCTGAGATGACCGCCGCGTCGGTGCCGATGCTGACGGTCTCGCGGTTGTTGTCGTGGACGACGGCCGCGTGGTAGATGTGGATCTCGTCGCTGCCCATGACGTGCACCTCTTGGGTGTGATCCCTGACGGCCATGCCGGAATAGAGGAACATTTCGCCGGTCAGGCAGATCAGGATCGCGTCGAGCCACGAGCTGCGGCGCTTGACCGTCCGCAGCAGCTTCAGGAACAGGTCGAGGTTGCTGTTGACGAGGCTCGGGTTGTCGCTCAGCACCTTGAAGTGATGCGGCTGCCCGCCGTACTGATACCACTCCCTGACCTCGCCGGTGCCGAAGTAGTCGGCCACGATCTGCTCCACGGCGTAGGGGGTGCCGAGTTTTGCGTAGACGCGGTCGCTGTTGCGGATGACGGCCCGCTTGGCTGCGATGGGCGCGGTGCTGTCATACCACTGGATGTTCAGCTCCCACGCCATTTCGTCGAGCTCTGCGTCGCTGAGCTGGTCGATCTTGTCCCACCTGCTCAGGAGCTTCAGGCGTGCATAGGCGTCGCGGCTGATGATGTCGCAGCCAGTGGCGAGGCCCTTGTCGCCGCCGTCCTCCTGCATCCACGCAGGCAGCAGTTTGACCATCTCGGTCTCATTGAGCCGCATTTACACCACCTCGCTCTCGACCTTGTGGCTGACAGTCAGGTGGCCGCTGAATTTGGCGACTTGCGTGTCGTCGAGGGCCTTGTAGGTCGGCTTGACGACGTCCACGCGGAAGGCGCCGGTCAGGTTCTCGCCCCACGAAGGTGAGAGGATCCGCTTGCGGAGCTGGTCGGGGTTGATGTCCCGGCCGAGGGCTGCGACTTGCCACTCGTTGTAGCGGTCGATCGCGCCGCCGGTGCCTTCGACGTTGGCGATCACCTCGGCCTCACTCTCCGGCGTGGTGTAGTACACGATCTCGATGTCGTAGGTCTCGACCTCCGGGGGCACGGCGCTCACCTTGTCAGTGAGCGGCCGGATGTCCTTGGCGTTGACCACGTCCAGCACCTTCGCCAGCATGGCAGCGTCGGGGATCCCGCCGCCTTCCAGCAGGGGCACGATCTTGACGCAGCCCTCCAGCGTGCGGGTGATGATGATGTCGATGCTTTCAGCAGCCGCGAGACTGCCCTTGAGCGTGATGGCCAGCAGGCCGTCGGCGTAGTCGACGGTGTAGTCCGTGTCCTTGACCGCCGCCGTGCTCTGCCCGTGGGCTTTCACGACGAGTGTGTCGGTCAGGAGTGTGCCGCCGCCCTTGAAGGCTTTGCCGTCGTAGACCGTGAGGGTCTCGCTGACGGTTTCCTTCTCGCTGACGGCTCTCGCGTCCACGATGGAGCTGTCGGCCGTCATTACCCAGTAGATGTAAGCCTGTTCGGGGCCTGCGGTGGATCTCTTGGCCGGCGCCAGACGGATCCGCTCGCGGAGGCGGTTGTCGCCCTCGGTGGTGTAGGGCTCGCCGTCATCGCCTCCGGCCGTTTCGGTCAGATTGGTGACGGACTCGATGTAGGGGATCAGGTCGACGAGGGTGGTGATCGTGCCGGCTGCGTAGCCGTTGAACTTCGTGCCGTTGCTCACGGCCGAGGTCGGCACCTCCACAGAGTAGGCGCCAGCTTGCAGCACAGCGATCTCGTCGGTTGCAAAATAGTTTTCGCTGTCCGGCGTCACCTTCGTCCACTTCGGAATGATGATGTTCTTCTCCTGCGGCGTGGAGACGGAGAAGCGCATGGTCGTCTTGGCCGGTGTGCCTTCCAGTCGTTTCACGTCCTGTCGCTCGCCGATGGCGTCCAGCACCTCTCCCCTCGCATAGCGGAGGAGCGTCTGCCGGCCGACGTCGTTGAGGCTGTTGTAGAGGGCAACGAACACGGGCACGAGAGCCTCGCCGAAGATCCGGCGCTCGTCGCCCGGGTAGAGCGGCTCGCCGGCGCCCTTTTCGAGCTCGGTGATGATGGTCTTGTATAGGGTGCTCGCGTCTGTTGTGGTGAGTTTGATGTCCTCGCCGTAGGTGTTTGTCGCGTCGCTCACGCTGTTCACCTCCTTCATGTGATGTTGTCGATGCTGGCCCGCAGCTCGAAGTCGCCGGCCTGAGCGGTCAGAGCCTTCAGGTCGGAGTCACTGAGCTGCACGCGGGGCTCGTAGGTTTCCACGAGGAACTCCACGTCAGCGGCCAGATCAGTCGCAGCGGTTTCGCTCGGCTTGTCGATCAGCGTGCGGTCGATCCCCTTGATGCGCTCATAGGGCACCTCCCCGCGGATGGTCTTGAGGAGGTTCTGCACACAGATCTCGGGCGCTCCGTTGCCAGATGCTTTCATTGGGATCACCTCGCTTTACTTGAGCTGCGCATTGGTTGGCTTTTTGGATGCTTTGGCGCTGCTGGAGGCTCCGACGTTCACAGCCGAGGAGCTGATGCCGAGCTCCTTGTAGGTGGCGATGCCCGCCGCCGACTTGGAGCTGCTGCTGGATTTTCCAGAACTGGCCTTTTTGCTGCTGGCCTCCTCAGCGTACTCTGTCAGCTTGATCGTGATCTTGCCGGTCAGGATCCTGCCGAGGTTGTCCAGCTTGGTGTCTGATAGGCTCACACCTGTGAGCTGAAGGTTGGCCGGGCCGAAGCGCCGGCCGGCCAGATAGAAGGGGGCGTACTGCCCGACCAGCGCCGTCCACGACTCGTACTCGCTGCGCACGTCGCAGCCGACCGCGGCGGCCAGATCGAAGTCGAAGCTCATGTTTTGCAGCTTGAGCGCCTTGGTCTTGGTCGCCGGGGATCCGGCTTTGTCGTCGCTGTTTTCCGTGTCGAGCTCGACGCTGTGAGAGACGCCATTCAGGGCGGCGATCCTCTGGCTGGAGACACCCCACGTCTTGCCGTTCCATGATGCCATGACGGCCATGTCTATCCCTCCTTACTGCGGGCCAGAAGTGCTGCCCCCCATGCTGTCGATGTGGGTGTGGTCGGTCAGGCTGATGCCCGTGGCGGTCACGTCTGCCGACGGGACGCTGATGCCCTTGTCCTGCATCGTGAGCGCGCCCTTCTTGACAGTGATGTCGCCCGGGACGATACCGTCCCACTCTCCGTCCATGCGGGATAGGATGATGCCGGTGCCGTCCTCGAACATAGCATAGGCGACTTCTGTGCCGGGGGTCAGGTTTCCCATCTCTCCGCGCAGATACCACGGGATCGTCAGCGGCCGTGTGACCATGCTGTCGGCGGTGCTCGGGAGCACTCTGGCCGTGGTTTTGTCGCCGTTCCTGTCGGCCTTTCCCTCCACGCTGGAGATCTTGCCCTTCTGGATCATTTGGTTGTTGCTGTTCATCAATATCCCTCCAGTGGCTTGCGGAGGTATAGCTTGCTCCGCGTCTTGACGTAGTCGTGCCGGATCCGGCTGATGAAGGCCGTGCCGTCCCACGACTTAACGCCCTCGGTCGCCAGCGTGACCACAGAGCCCGCCGCATAGTCTCGCAGCAGCGAGCCCGTCCAGAGGGTGCCGACGGTCGCGTTTTTGTTGGCGTCCCGGAGGAGGCCCTTGGCGAAGCGGTCGGCCTCGCTCTGGTCAGTCATGCGGAAGGGTAGGATCCGGCGCAGCACCTTGTCGCCGCCGTTCGGGGCTGCGAAGGTGCCGGTCAGGCCGCCGTTGACGGCTTCGGCCGAGCCGTAGGCGTTGGCGCCCTCGTCGCGGTACTCGAAGTCATTGGCCGGGGTGATGGTGATGGTGTCGACGGGCTGCTGGCTTTCCATGTATGCCTCGTCGTAGACGACCAGCTTGCCGTCATACACCAGAAACGCCGCGCCCTCGAGGGTGCAGCGGTTTTGAAAAAATGCGAAGTCTGCGAGGTTGTTCTGCTCGACGTAGTCGTAGGTCTGGTCGGTGATCCCGTAGGTCTCGAGCGTCAGGCTGTGGCGGCCGGCGATCTCCTGAGCCAGTTGCAGGAACTTGACCTTTTCCCATGACTTGCTCCGCTTATCCTTCGCAGACTGCGGGACGGAATAGGCCCGCAGGGTGATGATGCCGGACTCGGGTACGACGCTCTCGACGAACATTTTGCCCGTCTTGGCAGCGCCGTCCTCGATGGCGATGGTGTCGCCCTTCTTGGGGTTCCACGAGTCCCACAGCTCGCGGGTGTCGTTGAGTTTGAGAAGCAGCTCGTCGCTCTGCTTTTCGGCGTACATATCGTGATAGCAGCGGTGGACGCTGACGTCCGGGTAGATGTCGACGCCTTCGTATAGGATCTTCACGGCGTCACCTCCTCCACGGCGGCATGGTCTCCGGCGTCTCCACGGTCTCGACGATCGGGATCCGCACAGCCTCGCCGCCCTCGAAGATCAGCACGTCGCTGAGGTCGGGGTTGGCCTCGATGATGGTGCTCGCCATGCGCTCCTCGTTATAGGCAACGAGCGCGATGCTGTCGAAGGTGTCGCCGCCCTGCGCCACATAATCAATAAAGCCGACTGTCTGCTGTGACATAGGTGCCGCCCTCCCTTCTGCTGAGTGCCTCGAGGATGAAGTCGATGAACTCCGGCTCGAGGTCGCGGAGCTTTCGGATCAGGGCGTCCTCGTCGGTGTCGCCATCGATCTTGATCTGTGGGGAGAAGGACAGCCCGCTCAGGTCGTAGACCACAGCGGTGCCGGAGCCGCCGCTGAGCAGCTCGTAGTCGCTTTCGCCGTCAGATGCCCCGAGCATCCGGCCCGCCTCGGCCCAGTAGGACAGGTTTTGCGAGCGGTATGCAGGGTTGAAGCTGATGACCGCCTCGGTCGGGTAGCGCGGATCCTCGCCAGCGATGGACGGGCCTCTTGTGAAGCCACCGGTCGCATAGCCAGAGACGGACGCGCTGCCGCCGCCCCCACCTCCGAACAGGCCGGCGATCTTGGAAATGACGCCGGAGCCGAAGCTGACAATTTTCGATACCCAGCCGACGATCGTGCCGAGCACGCTGGCGATGGGCTCCAGAATAGACAGCAGCGGAGTCAGTAGCGGGGTGATGGCGCCGATCAGGCTCAGGATCGGGGGGAGTAGTGCCTGAACGAGCTGCATCAGGGGATCAAGCAGCGGCATGATGACGCTGTTGACGATTTGCAGGGCTACTTCCAGCAGCGGGGTGATGACCGGCAGCAGGCTCGAGATGATGCTCACCAGCACAGGCAGCACGGCGCTGACGATCTGCGTGATGATCGGGAGCACGGTGGCGAGCAGGCTGGCAATAGGCGGCAGGATCGCGGAGACGATCTGCATGAGTGGCGGGAGGAGCGTCTGCACAAGGTTGAGAAGCGGCGGGAGCAGAGTGCTCATTAGCTGCGTCAGAACAGGCAGAAGGTCGGCCGCGAGCTGAGAGATCAGGGGCAGAACGTCCTCGAGGGCGTCGGCCGCGCCGGTCAGGAACTCGTCGACAAACGGGGCCGCAGCCTCGACCGCCTTTGAGATGGCCGGGGTGATCTGCTCCATCAGCTTTTGCAGGGTCGGCATGAACTTGTTGAGCCCGTCGAACACAGTGTTCGCCATAGGCTTGAGGGCCACTTCGAGCCCCTGCTTCATAACCTGAAGCCGCTCGGCGAAGTCGTAGGTGTCATCGGCTGCGCCGGCGATCGTCTCGCCGTTTTCTTGCAGCTCGGCGGTCAGGTCTGCGACGGCCAGAGAGCCGTCTCTGATTGCTGCGGCCATCGTGGAGCCCGCCCTTGTGCCGAAGATCTCCGACGCGATGCTGGCGGCCTCTGCGGCCGTCCCGGCGTTTTTGATCTTTTCGTAGTACATGGCGAGCCCGTCGCTGGCGCTGATGCCCTCCTTGGCGAGTGTGGCGACGCTCTTTTTCATGGCGCCGAGCACTTCGTCGGTGTTTACGCCGGCCTTGTCGAGCTGGCCCATCAGGGCACTCGCTGTCTCGAAGGAGTAGCCCATCTCCTGAAGCTGCGGGCCGAACTTCTGCATATCTGCCATCAGATCCGTGAAGCCCATGCCCGTGCTCTGGCTGACCTTGAAAATGTAGTCCATAGCGCCGCCCATGTCGTCGGCGTCGATGTTCCACTGTTGGAAGGCTTGGCTCGACTCCTCGATCACGCTGCCGAGGTCGTCCCCGAGCATATCGCTCACTTGGATGGCCTGCTTGGAGATCTCCTGAAGCTGCGGGCCAGTGAGGCCGAGGCGGGTGTTGTAGTCTGCGATCGCCTTGCTGGCGTCCTCCATTGTGGTCGGGACGCTCTTGTAGACGGCGTCGAAGTCATCCAGAAGCCCGTCCAGCGCGTCGCCGGTCGAGGTCTTCAAAAGCTCCGCCCGGCCCTTGGCCTCCACATACTGCATCACCTGGTAGAGCACAAGGCTGAACGACTTGATGATCAGGTTCTTCGCGTCC